AAGACGAGAGTTTTCTCTGCTGGACCAATGTGTTATACGTTGGTTTTTCGTAAATACTTTCTTGGCTTTGCTTCGCATTGCGCAAACAACCGCATTCACAATGAGATTGCGGTAGGTACGAATGTCTATTCAATGGATTGGCATTGTATCGCCGAACGCATGCAGAGAAAGGGTAAGAAAGTAATTGCTGGAGATTTCTCCAATTTTGATGGGACCCTCGTCAGCGAAATCCTATGGGCAATTCTCGACATCATCAATCATTTTTATGACGATGGTGGGGAGAATGCGCTCATTCGGGAGGTCCTCTGGTGTGAGATTGTCAATTCTGTACACGTTTTTGACAGCTCTGTTTATATCTGGACGCATTCCCAACCGTCCGGTTGTCCCTTGACGGCGATTATTAATTCAATCTATAATTCGCTATCTATGCGTTATGTGTGGATGTTGGTTGTTCCTCCAACGTTGAAAAATATGCAAGCATTCCAGCGCAATGTTGCAATGATTGCATATGGCGATGACAATATCGTTAACATTTCTGATAATGTCATTGAAATTTTCAATCAAGTCACCATTGCTGCCGGTTACGCGAAATTTGGGATGACGTATACCGATGAAACCAAAAGTGGAGAACTTATTCCATTCCGGTCGCTCAGTGATATCAGCTTTCTTAAGCGAACGTTTCTCCGCGACCCAGCTGGAATGTACCGTGCCCCTCTTTCTCTAGAGACTGTGCTTGAGATGACGAACTGGATTCGAGGGGACATGGATGAAGAGGCCAAAACATGCGAAAACATGGAAACTGCAGCTTTCGAGCTCAGTCTCCACCCAGATGCGGTGTTTCACCGTTGGATTCCACAATTTCGAGCTGCTGGAGGTACGCTCGAAGTTCAACCGCAGCTCATGACTCTTTCGGAATATAGGACTTCAGTTCTTCTGAAAATGCAGGGTCTGTGTGCTGCTTCCTAAATCCTTCTCCAGGGGCTTGTTCTCATTCGCCGTACGAGACAAGCAGCAAAGCCCGATGGAAGGTTGCTTTTGCAAGTGGAGAATTGGCTTTTGCTCGTT